TCTAAGTTTATAGAGATAAGTATTTAGACTGTATCAATCAAACATAACATGGCGAACCGTGGACTTTTGCTTGACGACTATATACTTATCTCTATAAACTTAGAATTGAGTGCGCTCAATAATAATAAAAAAGAACTAATTAAACGAATCCAATCATCTAGCAATATAAAAAATAAAACCTTAAAACAATCTCTTTTGCCAAATTTAAATACCCAACTCACTCAACGTGCCATTCTAACCTCTGAAACTGTGAATAATTATTTAGATGAAAAAGACAGAACAGCTCTTAGACTGGATACTGTACTGCAAACTGCTAATAGCAATAAAGAACCTTTTCTATCCCAATCATTTAATAATTTAAATACTGGAATTATTAGTCATCAATTATTAACGTTAATTCAACACTTTGATAAAATGCTCACATTGCAAACATCTATGTGTGTTACTTCAACATTTAATGAAAAAATTGTTAATTATTACTTAAGTGATTATTTAACATATGTAACAAATTATATTACTTTATTTCCTACTGCTACTCTACAATTAGATTGTCTTATTTTGCAAGCTTGCACTTATTTAGTATATCTACAAACAGGTACATTACCAAAAGCCTATTTTGAAACATTAAAAAGTATAAATGCTATTCCAATAATACTATGCACACCAAAACGATTTAGAGGCCATTCCTATAGAACCAAACTAAAATTATTGAATGTTGCTGATGCCTCTTTAGATACATTAGTTGCTGAAGCTCATGATGTATTAAAATTACCAGGAGGAGTAATTCCAAGAATTTATGAAACAATACCTCAATTTCCTTTACCAATAATAATATGTACAGAATCTAATTTAATTGGAGCTCTTATTAATTTAGATCTTAAATTTAAATATATGCTTTTCAATAATATTACAAGTACCCCTTCTTATAATAAAGAAATTGCTGTAACATTGTTTAATTCTTACATTGGTATTAAAGACGTAAATATTGGAGTATCATCAAATTTATGGAATATTCGATTTGAAACTTTCAAGAAATTATCAATTACTTTTACTCAAGAGAATAGTTTTTCAATTACTCTAAATGGCATTGGAAGTGATCAGACTTTACTTACCTATCATCAATGGGGTTCTTCATCACATAAATCACGTAACGCTTGGGTTTTAGGTTTACTTCGTAGAATTTATGCTCCCTCATCCTCAATACATTTCAACCTATCTAAAGACGTTGTTAGACTACATATTAGAGAAAGTAACAATGAACCTGATATTATTAGCTCTGGGTTCTGTATTCAGAACTCTCAAATGTTAGATATATTTTCAGGAAAACTTAAAAGAGCCATAACTTTTATTAGTAAGAAAAATCAAGCTAAATCTTTATTTAGATATAACTTTTCAAGACTTTATAAAAACAAGTTAGTAGATGAAAGTGATGATTACTATCGATTCGTAGACATAGTCAGTAACGGACTCAAACCAACTGTTTTTAATGAGTATAATATATTTGCTCTAGCTATTCCAAACGGTAATGGAAAAACGACTCTTTGTCAAACATATCCTGATAGGTTCTACGATTTTGATGAGTACATTTTCGGTGAAGAAGATTTATCTGATTCAGACATTTCAGGAACTTACATTAAAATAGGAAATTCTTTGTCACCTAGCAATAGAAAACATTTATATGAAACTGTCAGAAATAGAATTCTATTAGTGCACTCCGTTCATATTATTTTTGATTGTAACTTGTGTTTTGTAGGTGCTATTAGACTTGAGAGTGAAGACAATATCAGCTTAACAGTTGATGATGTTAGGAAAACTAGTTATAAAATAATAGTTAATTCTCATATAAATGACTTATACTATGATAGAGTATCTGATTATGCTGGTATTACGGAAACGGCTTTAGAAATCTCATATAATTTGCAACATGTATTACGTGCCTTAGAACACGGATTTACTAGTGAGCAGGATGTCTTTAACACGATTGCAAACGCTCCAGGATTATCTAGAAATATAATCTCAAGAAGTATTGATAGATATTTAATGAATGAAATTAATGCACATAATTTTCATTTAACTGGACCACTAGCTGCAGACCAGATTAGTCAATATGCATATTTATTAAATAAACAAAGAATTGAATGGCTTACAGACTCTGATGTTGGAATGAAAACGTATGTTTTATTGCGTGATAGATATATGTTGGATAATAATATTGATCCGAATGACTACATCACCTTTGGAAATAATTATGATGACTATGCGAATCAAGATAGAAATCATCTAATTATATCAATTACATCACAGATTTTATTGTTTAAGGAGTATCAAAATAATATTGATAGAATGAGGGCATTAGTTGATCAATCGGCAGTACGACAATTAGCAGTAAGTTCAACATCAATACATGAGTCACAATTATTTTGCGTTATGGATAGGCTATGGGCATTAAAATGTAGTTCTTCATGACTGGGGCACGGATATCAAAATGTTTAAGTTGATCATTGTGGTTGGGCCGTATCCTCCGTAGTGCAAGTGCGGAAAGTCCATAAAACAATGCTGGGTATAAA